CAAACGGCCTCATCATCGGTTTGGATCACATTTCGGAGGCTGATAGGGTGTACAAGCATCTCACTGCAGGAGGGCCGCGTGTTGTTGCTGGGGATATAAAGGGTCTCGACCGCAACGTTCAACGGGCGGTGTTGGCTCCGCTTGTCCACCACATCAATAAGTGGTATGGCGGAACTGATGAGGAATCCCGCATACGTGAGGTGTTATGGGAGGAGGTCGTCCACCCCAGGAGCATCATCAATGAGGGGGGTTCGGCTACCGGCATATATCAGCACGATGTGCTGTTGTGCTCTCGCGTCCCTGGGACCTCGATCTGGGGATCCTATGTTGTGCTCATTGGGCTTGTGGTGACTTTCATGCGTGTCGCGCCGCAGCGTGTGCCGTTATCCTTTTGGCGATGTATCCACGTCGTTATATATGGGGACGATCATATTGCTAACCCAAACGCAGCTTTGCTCCCGGTGTTCACATTTCAGGCGGTTAAGAGGGTGTTCAAGGAGGATCTGGGGCTGGACCTTACACCCAGCGAAAAAGGGGAAGATGATGGCCAGCCGAACAAGCTCCTGGCTGATGAGCATTTATTATCGCGAAAATTTTGGAATGATGGGGGTGTGATGAGACTTGCTTTGAGAGAGCAGACCATTATCGAGATCTTGTATTGGATAAGGACGACCACGAAGGTGAACGAGGCGGCACAGCAGAACCGCGAGACCATGCTAATGGAGCTGAGCTTGCACCCGGATCATGTTTGGAATCGGATCACGCCAATGGTCGCCAGGAAGAGCCTTGAGCTCTACGGCATTGAGGCGGACCACCAGATCAAGAACCGGCGCTCCTATTTGGAGTTGTACAAGAGGAACCCATTGCCGTGGTCAAATGTGGTTGGCCCGCTGTGGCCCGGGATCACTGCCATCACGCAGTCAGGTGGGGACGGATTGCTTGGGAATGCGACGGTCACGGGCAAGATCAGCTCTAATGATCCAACAACTTTGGGCTTGGAAGACGCCCCACTGCAGGTTGGTGTCATGGATCTGATTGAGGCAGGAGAGCGAGATGTTGAGGCGTTTCGCCCAGAGGCACCGTTGCCTGGCGGCACTGATGAGTCAGCGTTGCTCGCACGCATGTTTGAGAGGGATTTGCTGCGTAGCACTCTGATTCTGACGAATGAAGATAGTGAGCGGGTGATCTATAGCGCGTCATTGGTTGATTTGTGGATGGCGCACCCAGCTTGGCAGCGAGCTGCTGGCATGTTTGTTGGTATGAGAGCCACGACCCATGTCACGCTTTCGATTCCACCAATTGCCACTAACTACGGCCGGTTGAGGTTGTGCTATGATCCGACTGTCGAGTCGCCAAGCAGCACCACAGTGTCCTGGTTCCAGACGATCCAATTGCCAGGCCTGGATCACTGCATACATGACCTCACCAGTGTTGAGCTTTGTGTGCCGTATATCAGCCCCAGATCCTACTTGCCCTTCGCCAATGTCCG